GATGTGGAGTCTGATGGAAGCAAAGGTGCAGATGACTTAGGGAGTAGCACACCGAGTTGCCACAAAACAAAAAGCGCCGTGCAGATGACGGCGCTAATTGTGAGGAGCATATTCAGTTTTCTCTTTCTAGAAGGGCGACGACTTTGGGCCCTATGACGCCCTCTTTGTCGGCCTACGCTTGGTGGACGTGACACTTCTTTCTCCGAATGGCCTAGAGCCTACCGTTCCACCGCCACCAGACGTAGATCCTTGTGCGGCAGCCTTTGCCTTTGCCTTGTTAGGTCCGCCAGCCTTCTGCTCCTCATCAGCAGCAGTCTTGTTCCGCACCATGTTGGTAGCAGAATCGACAACTCCGGCCATCTGCTGAAGGTTGTCCTGCTCCTGTGGAGAACCGTTTACCTGGATGTCCTTGGCAACTTTACCTGGATCAAGTTCCAGTAGGGTAGCGACCCGCGAGACGAGCTGGTCGTAGAACTCTACCGGTACCTTCGCGCCAGTCGTTGCCACCTTAGAGAAGACATCAAGGACGTTGACCTCGTTAGCCTCACTAAGCGGTCCGAATTTGAATCTTGGTATAGATGCCTTGGGGCCGAAGTTGTAGGCGATAAGTGGTCCGATGACTTCATTGGTGATTTGCCTTGCCATATCCATTGCGACCATACGTCGCGTTCGCAGATACATCTTGGATAGCGACTCCGCGAGGGCATACGAGCCTTTGCCTGACGCTGCCTGAGCACTGAGTCCCATAAACCCAAGGAGACCAGAGTCGAGCATCTCAGAGTCCAGGAAGGACATTGCTGCCTGATATGCCTCTCCGGCACGACCAGAACCCTCAAATGGATCGACTTCAGACTGAGCGTTTAGTCCAACAACTCCCTTTCCTCGGAGTTGGGCAATCTTCCGAGCGTCTAGACGTGCCTGACCTTCATCGGGATTTCGCACGATAGTCTTAGGCAGTACCCCTTGATCAAGGAACTGGTACCAGAGCCATCTGATCTTACGCTTGGTCTGAAAGCAGTGATACGGAACTTGCATGGCTGAGATTCCGAGCAGCGGATCTCTGTGTGTTCCATGGATATAAACAAAAGAGCGCTCTGGTGGGACATAGATCCACTCTCCAGGAGATGCGGACCAGTTAACCGAAGGGTCTACTCCGTTGTAGATGACGGGGAGTTGCTTGAACCCTCGGGGTTCTGCTGTACGGCCTGTGTAAGCAGCTCGACAAGTCTCTGGAGGACGATAAGCAAGCTTGTGATAGACAACTTTGCCATCATCATTAATCTTGAAGACCTTCTCAAAGTAGGCACGCTTGTTAGTGAAAGCGTCTGTCATCTGAGATACAAGCTGTTCGATCGTAGTAAGCGGACCGCCCTGATGAGGGAGCGCAGTAAGCGCATCGTAAATGAATTCTGCCTCACCAGTATCTCCCTTTGCAGGGTCAATTTCCCACGGTGCAGAGATAATGGGATAGGTCAGCATCAATTCGATGGATGCAGCGGTACCGTCAGTACGCAACATGTGTTGGTAGTCACGTACCATAGGCTCTTCATAGGCATAGACGTTACCGTCTTCCCATTCAGAGAACGGTCCGTCATAGGGGAAAGAAGAACCAAGTTCGCCCTCAGGTGGATCGGTACTGTCGTAATCCAACTCTTCGACAGGCGCAGGAGGGAAGTCCTTGGCAGAAGTTCCAGTAGCGGCCGTCATACCGCTCATACTGCCAAAAGGCTCAGACATTCCAGTCTCCCAAAGGGGCTTCGACTAAATCGCCGAAGCTACCGAAATCCATACCAGCAGGGTTAACGTAATCAAAAGCGTCTTCAGTGCCGCCTACGTTACCATCATTCCAGTCGAAAGCGGAGTCTGCCGGGTCAAGGGAGAAGCCAGTACCCGACGCCCACCAGGCCAAGCATACTGCGTCACCCTTATCTGGAGATCGGTTCAGCCTCTTCCGAATCTCGTCCTTAGATTCGATGACAATCTTTCCACCTGGCACGGTCTTCCAGTGTGGAGTCGACAAGTCGCTAGCGAGGTCATCGTCCGGCGGAAGCATGATCGTAGGATTACGGGCCGGGTCTAGTGCTTCACGCATCTTCCAGTATACCGCAGCGCGGATGTTGTAGAACTCAATTTGACCAGAGGTATCGGTCATAGAGGTTCGGTTACCGACGTTCACACCCATGGCCAGGTGGTTTGACTTCTTGATGGTGTCAAAGACACCAGCACCAACCCCGTTGGTGTCGACTACAGCAATGTCCCCGCGCTCTGAGTTCAGTTCTTTCGAGAGGAGTTCGGCGGTGTATTGGGTGTCTCCTCGGGGCATGATCTTGGGAGTGAGGAAAGCGTCACCAATACGCTCAGCAAAACACGTCTTGTCGTTACCGAAACGCGCAATATCCGCGCCGATGATTCTACGCCAGTCGTTCGAGATAGGACGACCCGCCTCGTCCCACTCTGCCCAACGCTGTTGAGCTTGGTAGATCCAACCCAGAGGGATAACCGAAAACTCATCGACGTCGGGAAATTCACCTTCTACACGGGCTTTCCACATTGGAGAGCCTTCACCGAGGTCGCGCTTAGCATCCTCGATGTACTTCCAGGACGTAAGGTCCTCAGAGACCGATTTCGCGATCTTTTCGCCCGTAAAGTTCGGACTGTCAAATACGGAAACCTTGATGACATTCCAGCCCGAATCGGGCCGACAGACACGACGGAAGTAAGAGGAGGGGTCAGTCGGGTTACCGATAGCGAGCATTCGACAGTGTTCGCCCGTTGCGATGTCGCGCGCTGAACCCCATAGCCATTCAGGAATACCTGCGGCTTCGTCCAGAATGACCAGGAGATACTTCCTGTGTAGACCCTGGAATGCGTCTCGGTCGTGATCCTGAGGTTTACGCCCAAACCCCACCAAACGGCCCCCAATGAGCCAGTTGTCGGAAATCTGTACCTCACCGGGAAGACCTGCCTGAAGATGAATCTTCCGGATCTCTTCCCACAGAATCGCGTGGACCTGCTTCACGGAGGGGGCAGTAGTAACAACCAGCGTCTGATCGGCAGGGTGAGTATCCACCCACCATGAAGCCGCAACGGAAGCCGTTAGAGACTTGCCAATACCATGTCCCGATTGGACTGCTGTGCGTCGGTTGTCCCGAATCGATCGGATAATCTCCCGTTGTTTCGACCATAATTCAATCTTAGCTTTCTTAGATGCCCAATCTACCGGGTCTAATGGGTTGACTTGCGCTTCAAGAAGAGACTCTCCGTATTCCCAACTATCAAACGATTGCTTTCGGGGCATAGTCGCCGCTGCCTTCTAGTTCATGAGTGACCTGTGCCTCATGCCGAGCCGACAGGTGCGCCTCCCTACGGAAGCGCTCTAGAAGGATACCGCGCGCTCTGTCGAAAGCCGAGGCATCGAGGCCAAGGTCTTCAATCGTGCCCATTGCCAGCCTAATGACAAGTTCTGTCTGTGCCCTACCAAGAGAGACAACCTTCTCCTGAAGAGACATCTTGGAAGCACGCTCGACAAGACGGGCAACAGACTGCTGTGCACGTTCGTACATGGTTACTTCGGAACGCACCTGTTCAGTTCCGTGGCGATCGGTATAACGCCATTGTTCAGGCGGGATGGCGTATAGCATCTCACGAGCCTGACGAGCCCACTGCTGCGCCTCTACCAGAGCTTCAGACATCTGCTCTAGAGCGGTCGTGTGATAGTCCTGAAGAGGAGCTTCAGTACGCTTCAGGATCTCCGCTTCCATGTCTGCATAAGTGAAGAGTTGTCCGGAGTCCAACCGTTCTCGGGCATGTGCCAGACCTCGTGCGGTCTGAAGGTGCAAAATGCACATGTCAAAACTGATGACACAAGGGTTGGGGCAAGCTTTCCGAACGTCGTACGTGCACTTAGGAGATGGCATCTAGCTAACCTCTCGATAGAACTCGCCACCCCATGATTGAGGCCGCCAAACCTTCACTATTGTTGGCTTCGGAGCCTCTGGAATGTGAGTAGGAGGAGGAGAAACCTCAGGGAGCTTGTGTTCTTCTACAAGATTAGTCTCTTTGGGCCTTCGTTCCTTCTTCTGCCAAGGGTGTTTGCTGTTCGCCTGACGGCATTTGGCCTCGCACTTCTGACAACATGCCCTACGCTTCTCGAAACGGACCTTAGTTTCTCCTCGGAGACGACGGTAGAAGGTCTTACGGCACTCTACATTGTCACAAGTCTTAGGGTATTTGAGGACTTCTTCCTCAAAATTCTTAGTCAACTTCTTGTGAGAGCACGGGCGAGAGCAAGTCTTACGGTTATTGAAGTTGGCCCTCGACTCATTCTTCCCACGAGAGAATTTCTTGGCGCAAATGTCACAATTTTTAGTGTCAGACTCTCTCTGTCGAGCGTATTCTTCCTTTTGAGCCTGTCGAAGTAGAGGGTTTGTCTTAGAACACTCCCTATTGCAGTGCAGACGACGTTCAAAAGCACTCTGTGACTCTTTTTCACGCTTAACAAGAGGCTTCTTGCAGGTCTGCTTCTTGCACAGTCGTGCAGAAGAGGTTGAGATGTCCTCGGTTATCGTATCCATAGTCATAATACTCTCCAGTACCATCCGGGTTCACCAAGATGGGGCCAACCTTCATTGGATCGGACGTTGAGATTGGCAGTAGCCCTAAGCTTTTGAGGTGACGATCCCAGGCACGTAGCACCGCATACGGATGACCAATATCATCTGGATATTGAATGTCTCTAAGACGGAACTCGGAGATCACCCATTGCTTACGCGCCACACGGTCATCATACGCTCTTACCTCTATTAAAGACAGCCCTCAGGGAGTCTACGACATCGGGCGGGATGAGAGGTCCAAGCATCTGTAGATACTCGAACCTATCCTCTT